TATCTCCAACGTACTATCACTCATATCTCACCTCAGTTATAACTGACTGGTTCGTAGTTCTCATCTTCATCCATCTTCTTCAGTTCTTCCCTGTAATGCTTCGCTATCTCTAACCTCAACTTCTTGTTGGTCTTCATCAGGACTTGCCATTTCTCTCTCAGCATATCCATGTGTCCCTGACCTAGTGTCTCTTCCAACCACGCTGTAAACTCCAGTGGGTTGGCAGTGAACTTCATGTGGCAGTAATGACATAGACATAACGCATTGTCTAACGACCACCTCACTGACTTTGCCGCCCTGCCATAGATGTGAGCGCACTCCATTCTCGCATCTACTTTGTTGCAGTGTTCACATACATACCCTGCTTTCTTCCTAACCACATTACTAAACCACTTATCTGCCGCATCACGCTTGATTGCCATCTTTAAATTCCTTAGTAGGGAATGATACATAGAGTCCATATTTCTCTGCCAAATGTCTTATTATTGTTTCAGCTACCAATGGTACTTCATCTGTGGCTAGTTGCCTACTGCTCTCATCCTTCTCAGGATACATGGCTCTTTGCACAGTCATCCAGATTAAGTCCATTACACTGCGGTCTGTCCAAGGAGCCTCAATAGGCTTGCTAAGAACTGGACTGGTAATCACGCATGGAAACCCTGCATCGTTGCATCTCTTGGCTATGTCCCTACAGAACACCCACATCGCATTGTTCTGCTTGATGCTTCTAGGCTTGCCCAGTTTATACTCGAATGTTATGTACTTGTGCTTGTCATACATCTGCTCGACAAACTCTTTGTACATGGTAAGTTTCTTTGGTGTATTAACAGTCCATGCTTCAGCCATTACAATGCTCTCCTCAAATATCTGTCCATCATCTTTTCAGAGTCAGTCTCTAGCCTGTCGCAGAATACCCTTTTGGGGGGCACTATCTTATCGCCCTTGATGCTGTAGAAAGGGGCGTTCACGGTGGGTCTTAGTATTTCATCAGTGATTACATTCTCACCATCAACCCAAGAGGTACGCATCCTGTTCCTCGCACTAGATAGCTTCATGCCATTGACCTTAACAATATCAGCGTAGGTGTAATACTCACCATGCTCCATTGTCTCGCACTCTGTACCTACATACTTGAATGATTTAACATTTCTACCCATTTTTCTCTCCCAATAAACTTAGTACATTCATATCAATGCACCTGAACTGATTCAGCAAACACTAGACCATCATTGTCATCAGCGTACTTCAGCATCCATTCAGAGGGAATATCCTGACAAAAACTTTGTAGCATAAAATCAGCCATCATAGCTTCCTCTTCGTCACCGCATTCCAAGCAATGTAAGGCTGTTGTCATCACCTCTTCAAACTCATTATAAGTAATTTCTCTTACAATTTTATGTGTCATCTTCATATCATTTCTCCATATAGTATTCAGCTACACTGCATATCTCATTGTAGCGATTGGTTACTTTCTTTCGTGTAGTCTTTATCTCATGCCCTTGTAGCTTCAACTCAAAGATTCTAGCCGCCACTTGCGTGATGCCCAGTTCTTCAAAAGCATTTAGGCAGGTTAGTTTCTTGCCTTCTTTTAGATAATCTAAAACTCTCTCTACTTGTGTCATTGTCTTCTCCTAAAAAAGTTTGGCTTGTTGCCATTCACATGTAAACCCACAGTCAGCAGGCATATCTTCTTTGAACCTTCCCCTTTCTGGGTCTAGTTCGTCTAAAAAAACTGCTCCAATTTTATCTTTATTGATGGCGTGTCCTATCTCTCTTTCTAACTTAGCCATTCTGTAAAACGCATCAGGGAAGTCTTTGCGTATCTTGTTCCAGTAACCCATGCCACCCTTAACGCATCCTACGCAGTTGTTGTTGTTGTAGCCTAGTCGGTACATAACAGGTATTTCTATACCCATGTCTTTAACAAACTCAATACAATCTTTCTTTGTGTAGCCCTGATCCATAAGTATAAAATCAACATCAACATCATTATTTGAGTCAATAAATCTGTTAGCCCTAGACTCTTCTTCGGATGTATATCCAAACACTTGTATGTCTGTTGGCAGTTGGTATGATTTCCTGACATCTTTCTTTAGAATCATTGTGCAGGGAGCACCAGTCTGCCCTTTAATAAACTTTCTGTCTCTGAATACTTTGTAAATAGAGAAGTCCTTACTCTCATCGCCAATAATCTTTACTGGCAGTACACATTTTTCAGCATACTCATTTAGGAACCTAAAGTTATCTTCATGCTCCTCTGCAACTCGACAGTAAACTGCTTCAAACTCCTCTTCCTTGTACTTTTCTCTCGCTAAGTATGTTGCAAATGCGCTTGCCGCACCGCAACTGAACCAAGATATAACTCTCATAACTTCCCCCAGTTATTGTTAGTTAGCCCATGATCTATCAGTCAGCGCATCTTGAATATCACGCTTCTTGATGTTGCCTATTTGATTCGGGTTTTTAACCACCTTAACAGGGGGTTCAACCTCATCTTCCCACCTTGCATTGTTTAGATAAGTTGACGCATGGGGGATGAATGTCTTGTTAGCATCACTCCACTCGCCATGTTTAATCCTCAATGCAATGTTCTCAGCTATCATCTTTACAGTATCGTCATCAAGTTTGAGTTTGTCCCATGCTTTCCTAGCCTGTGCCTTGCCAACCTTCCTTGGGTAAACAGTCCAAAATGATTCAAAATGATCTATATTATTAACTGTAGTATTAACTGTAGTATTAACTGTATTATTATCCTTAAACTTTTCTTTAATACCCCCATTAACTTTTCTTTGTGGGGTATTTAACTTTTCTTTAATAGGGTCATTAACTATTCTTATATACCTGTTTAAGATTTGTTTGGTACCCCCATCCTGCTCCATCTCAATGCTGATGTAGCCTGCGTCTTTTAGATTACCTATCCACTTGCTGACAGATACCTTGCTCACATTGTATAGTTCTGCAAAGTAACCATTGGTTGCCCAACAGTATCCTCTCTCATTGCACAACGCAGTGATCTCACCATAAAGTAACTTGGCGTTAGGCGTTAGACTATCATCGTATCTGACGTTAGCAGGGATGATTGCGTAGTAGCCTCTATCCATGTTCACCTGCCCTGATGAACTCACTGACTGGTACTTGGAATAGATCAGACAGTGCAACTAGTGTGGCACAGCTTGGATCGCGGTGGTTGTTTCTAATCAAACTGACAGTAGCAGGGGATAGTCCACCCTCTCTGGCTATGTCGGCTTGGGTCATGCGGTGTGTCTTCATGTAAAAGTCTAGCGATTTGTTAATATCCATGTGGATCTCCTTAGTGATTTGTACCCATCGTATACTAATGTAAAATAATTTGCAAATAAATATTGACATGAATGTAACAACCCACTAATATGACACTACACAAACACAAATTAGAGGATAGAAACATGAATAGACCATTGATATTTGAGGAATACAATTACAGTAAAGCCTCAACCCAGTTCCCTTTGATCGAGCCATCGTCTACTGAGAAAGAAGTAGAAGATACTGCATGGCAATACACCATCGACCTAATGAAAGAAGACTACGATATTATGTTTGAGTCTTTTGTTGGCGAGCATCTTGAAAATATCTACGGTATGAGAAAATACCACAATGATGTACTGCAAGCACTGGCAGACCAAAACTATGAGCAGATTGGTAAGCTAGTCGAGACAGCAATGGGTGCATTCAACCAGAATGTAATCGAGTATATTGAAGAACACCAAGCACAAATGGAGATGAGAGATGAGTGATTTAAATAAGCTAAATGATTATGAGCGTGGCGAATGGGATTGCGTACATGGTTATCAAGCCAGAGATTGTGAGACCGAAGACTATTACTTAGGCTATGGTACACAGTATGCTAAAGACCAGAACGCCACATGGTATAGTGAGAAACAGTTTGAAGAAATAATGGGGGGTGCATAATGAGTAACGTATGGACAACACTTTCAGCGATTGACGTATCTAAACACATCGAGAAGAAAGGACAATTATCATACCTCTCTTGGGCTTATGCCTGGGGAACGCTGATGAAATTTTATCCTGATGCTAGTTACTGTTACTTCGAGCCTAGAATAGATGAGAATGGCACTGTCGAGGTGGAAGTGGAGTTGACTATCGAGGGTATCACTAGGCGTATGTGGCTACCAGTGATGGATAACAGGAACAAAGCCATCGTAAACCCAACATCAAGAGATGTCAGTGATGCTAGAATGCGATGCCTAGTTAAGTGTATCGCTATGTTTGGGTTGGGACATTACATCTACGCAGGGGAAGACCTGCCACTAGCTGTGATGGATACACCTATCAGTGATGACCAGTCATCTAAGTTGAAAGGATTGCTTGAGCAAACAGACAGTGATGTTAGAAAGTTCTGTCAGGTGTTCAAGTGTAAGACAGTTGATGAGTTATCAGTAGCCCAGTATGACCGCGCATTGTCTATGTTGGAGAAGAAGCTTGAGAATACTGGAAGCTGAACAGGGCACTCAGGAATGGCTAGACGCTAGGTTAGGTAGACCCAGTGCTAGTCAGTTCTCAAAGCTAATCACTACGGCAGGGAAGCCTAGTGCCTCGGCTGATGATTATATCAGTGAGATGATTGCAGAGAGAATCACAGGGGAGCGTGAGCCAATCTTTGTAAATGAGTGGATGCAGAGAGGGACTGAGTTAGAGCCTGAAGCCAGAGCAACCTATGAATTTATGCATGGAGTTGATGTTCAGGAAGTAGGCTTTATACTAGATGACTCAGGTGAGTTCGGTTGCAGTCCTGATGGATTGATTAATGATGATGGGGGTGTAGAGTTTAAATGCCCATCACCAAAGAACCACATAGCATGGAGTAGAAAGGGCGTATGTCCGAGTAAGCATTATGCTCAGGTACAGGGTTGCTTGTACATTACAGGCAGAGAATGGTGGGACTTTATGTCCTATCACCCTGAGATGAAACCTTTTGTTGTGCGTGTTGAGCGCGATGAAAAGTTTATAAATAAACTGGCTGACCAGATTAGTCTAGCCGTAGAGGAAATCAAATCAGAAGTGAGGAATTTAACATGAGCAAGATAGGTGTATCACTGTCGTTAGATGTAACAAAGATCGACAAATCAAGATTGAAAGAAGTAACCAAGAAAGATGGGTCAGTAGCTAAGTATCTAAACCTGACCACCTTTATCAACCCTGCTGAAGAAGATCAGTATGGCAATCATGGGTTCATTGCACAATCTCAAACAAAAGAAGAGCGTGAGTCTGGTGCAGAGCGACCACCCATTCTAGGTAATTGTAAGGTTATCTACACTGAGGGTGGGCAACCTAAAAAACAAGATGACTTCCTAAGTGAAGACGTACCATTCTAAGGGGTGAAACATGGCTAAGAAGAATGTAGAAAAAGCAATCAAAGAGGCTCACGATTCAGCAGACAAGGCTATCGATGAAGCACAAGCAGAACTCAGGGAAGCGCGACAAGACCTGATGACATGGCTCAAGAAAGAGTACACGTTCAAGCGTTCCGAGTTAATCGTTTTGGGCAGTGGCGTAGCAGTTGTCATTGCAACACTAATACTCCTCTAGGTTAGGGCGTTAGCCTGTGTAACTGGCGTGGTTCACCAGTAACCGAAACGAACCATTACAATTTGGTATGTACTGTATAAAAAATCAGCATTAGAATTTATTTTTGGAATCACTATAATACGCACTGCGAGGTAAGAGAATGACCAAGCATCTAGTAATACCCGATACCCAAGTTAAACCGAATCAACCTATTGACCATCTAAGATGGGCAGGATTATATGCTGTTGACAAAAAACCTGACGTTATTATCCATATTGGCGATCATTTTGATATGCCTAGCCTTAGTGCATGGGACATCGGCAAGAAGTCCTTTGAGGGAAGACGTTACACTGCAGACATTGAAGCAGGAATCAGTGGAATGGAAGCACTCCTCGCACCCATCAGGGAAGAACAGCAACGACTCATCAAGAATAAGCAACGACAGTGGAATCCACGACTGGTATTCACTATCGGAAACCATGAACAAAGAATTGAACGCGCTATTGAGTCTGACCCTAAACTAGATGGGCTCATTGGCTACCATGATTTCAAGTTAGATGAGATGGGTTGGGAAGTCTATGATTTCCTAGAGGTGGCAGTCATAGATGGGATAGCCTACTCTCATTACTTCACCAGTGGCATCATGGGCAGACCTGTCTCTAGTGCTAGGAATATGCTGTCTAAGAAGATGATGAGTTGCGTTATGGGGCACGTTCAGGATAGAGACATTGCGTATGGTCGCAGGGCTGACGGGAAGAATATCTTGGGCTTGTTCTCAGGCATTTACTACCAACACGATGAGGATTATCTAACTGCCCAGACCAATGGCTCATGGCGTGGGATTTGGATACTTAATGAGGTGCAAGATGGTAGCTGCGATGAATTACCAGTATCTATGAATTACCTAAGAGATAAATACCAGGGAAGATAGGCAAGTCTATACTTGGAAGCACAAAAAACGCGCCTAGATGGATCTCTAAGCGCGTTTAATGGGTAAGGGTATACCAACCTACAGGGCTAATCCTCAATCGCCTCTACAGACTCTATTTGGCAATTGTGAGAGTCGATAATATTATAGGTTTCCTCGTCAATATCACCGCAAAATATTTTGTGTCTAGCCTCGCTCTCATCTTTAGCTACTACATCGTAGCTGTACTCGGTTTCCTCAGTCATATAAACTCTAAAAGTTTTCATTTTTTAATCTCCTCTACTATCTCAGCAATATAGATTTCATCGTGTTCATCTGCTATTAGAATATCCTTAAACTTGTTTGCCTGTTCAAGGGTTGGAAAGCGGAGCGCGTGTTGCCCCGCATCAGTAAACCAAACTACTACATATTTCATTCTATCTCCTCGATAAAGTCTATTGAGTATTC